TCACCAGTACTTTCTTTTGTCGTCTGTTAAACAGAGTATGTAATCTGTTGATAGATTGTACATTTTTGCTATTGCTTTTAATGTTTCTATACTTGGATAACAAATGTCTTTTTCAATTTTTCGATATGCTTGATATGATATTCCTATTATATCTGATATTTTTTCTAATGTTAGTTTTGATTGTTTTCTTTCTTTTATTAGTCTTTCGCCTGTTGTCATTTTATCACCTCTTTTATATTATAACCTACGGTTGTTTAAATTGCTATAAACTGGTGGTTATATTTTGTTTATTTTGCCAGTTTACAAAAATGTAACCATAGGTTATAATATAACTGTAGGTTACATCTATTTATGTGCTTGTCAGGTTAAAGACAATAAAACACGGTAACAGAGAAGTTGTAAAAATCCTCGGTAGCCTGCCGAGTAAGTAAATATCGGTCGTCCTCGTGGCTGCAAACGTAAAGTGCAGGTGTAATGATAACGCATTGAAGAGAGTATAAGACAGTAATTATCAAATATTTTTGAAAGAGGTACGTTATATGGCTATGACGGTAATCGGTGCTTGCATATCGCAAGGTGTATGGAAAAAGGACGGCAGAGACATTGTGTACAACAATTTAAAAATCTGCTATGTTGAGGAGTTATCTATTATTAAGGATGATTCCGGTAATGTTACGGCTTGGGGAATTGGTCGTTGTGGTAAAGAGGTTAAGATTAAGAATGATACCGAACATTTGAAGTCTGTATTCGGCTGTGATGTTGATGATAAGTTCTTAAATTCCCTCATTGGCAAGAAGATAAATATCTATTATGATATGTATCGCAATGCTGCTCGTATTGATATAGTTAAAGCTTAGTGCTTTTCTATAAATCCTGAAAGGAGTATTTTAAATGGAAGGAGTTACAAATACTGTTATGGAAGCTCTTACAAAAGCTGTTGGTGATGTTTTCACACTTATGGGTACATGCTTTACACAGATTACTTCTCAGCCTGTGTTAGTTCTGTTTCTTGCAGGAAGTCTTATATCTGTAGGTTGTGGCGCATTCGCTCGCCTTCGTCACGTTTGTTAAGTGATGATAACCCCAAAAGGGGAGAGGTTACCCCTCTCCCCTTATTTTTTTTGAAAGGATTCTTTCGTATGGATAAAATAAAAAACTTGTCTGTATTCCGTGTGCTTGCATTCGCTGTTGCGCTTGCTTTGATATTAGGCATTTGTTCGGTTTTTCTACGTGTTACTGCAAGTGCAGATACAGTTACTAATGGCAATGCTTTAGATTTATCTGCTCATCAGATTGGTTCGCTCGGTAAATATCCTGTTATCGGTTTACCTACTTCACAGTTGTTATCGGATTATATAGCTACTTCTGATCCTAATTCTACTAATCGTATTGTTGATTATTTTGTACCGTTTACGGTCTATAATGGTGTTGTTTATTATTCTGATATTCTTGTTTCTATCTATTATCGTTGTTCTTATTTTGATAATTTACCCACTTGTACTATTAACTTGGGCGGACAAATTGTTTTAAGTACTATATACGATAGCATTATAGCGGGTAGTGATACACCTACTAAGTCAACAGATTATCGTTATTTAGAGATTTCTGCTGTTCGTAATGTCGTAACTGCACATTATACTACATATTCTAACGATTTTTATAAGTGTACTTATGCTTTTAAATCGTCTAAAGGTGATATTTTATCTGATACTAATGTTAGTAGTATTATGTACGCTCGTGTTTTAACTAGTTCTTATAATGGTACTGTTGACACTAATTCTTCATCTTATATAAAAGATACTGATTCTTTCCATGAAACTCCTGTTAAACCTACTGGTGGTAGTGATAACGGCAGATTTACTTGTTTCGGTAACTATAATGATTATTCTTATGATCAACATTTATCTGATTTAATATCTGAATCTATTGAGTATACTAAAGCAGTCAGTTACGGTGATTACGGTCGAGGAAAATGTTATTTTCAAAAGGACGCTAATGATAAAGACAGTTTTATTTATACTCGTGTTAATTCGAAACAATTAGTACGCTATAATTCTACTGATATTTCTTTTACATTTTATAATTCTACTGATGATTTAGGTTTTTGTTCTATTCGTTTATCTGCTTCGTTACCTCGGTTTATGGAACGTGAATCTGATTCTCCCCTTGATCCTATTAAATTTCTTACTCAACATACTTTATCATATTATCATTTTAACCGCATTGCTGTTATTAGTAGTGATAGTCTTAAAGCTATTCCTGCAAAATCTACTGTTACTGCTACTTTGGATTTAACCGGATTTACTTCTATTGCACATAGTGGTTATTATCTTATCGAATTAGTTAATTCTATATCAGGTGATGTTGTATCTTCTGTTATGTTTGATTATGAGAATGACGGTCAATCTTTTAAACAGAATAACGATAATATAGATGTTAAATTTAAGTATGATAACGGAAATATTACACCTGGTGTTGATTTACCTCCTGATGATACAGGTCATATTAATGGAATTCCTGATGGTGGTTTGGATAGTAGTAATAATAAATATACTTTTAATTATCAAAATCCTAATATAACTGATATTTTCGGAACATTAGATGATTCTATTAATTCCATTTCTGACTTTTTTCAGATGTGTTTTTCGTTGTTGCCTTTAGCAATATCAACTATAATTATAGGTGGTTTCGCTTTGCTTGTTCTTCTTCGTGTTTTGGGTAGGTGATTGATTATATGTCTGTATCTGCTTTTTTTCAGTATATGTTTAATAATTTTGTTGCTTTGCTATCAATGCCTATACCTATTGGTGGTAATGTCAGTATAACAATTTTTGGTGTTTTCATCGGTATTGTTTTACTTGGTCTTGTTTTAACCGTTGTACGCAAACTTTATGATTAAGAGGTGTTTTTTATGATTTCTGTTGTACGTTCATATACTCCGGATTTTGATTTTGATAGTATGTGTGATGATATATTAGAGCTGCTTGACAGCTCAGAAGAGGAGAGGTAATATGCGTGTGATTGCTATTGTCGGCAGTAGTGGTGCAGTGTTTGCAAGGGCTTTGACAGGTCTTACGCTTACTGAATCACTATTGCTGTTATCGTTCGGTCTTTTGCTGTTCTTCAGTATTGTTCTTTTGATTTCTAAGAGGTGATATTATGAGTGATATTGTAAATACGTTGCTTACCTGGTTCGGTTATTCTTCACCGGATACGATAGCTACATTTTTTGATAACATTGTTAGGTTGTCAATCGGTTTAGGTATATGCCTTTTTATTTTTAAAGGCGTATTCCGTCTTGCAGGAATAAGAGGTATGATATGAATGTTTTGATTGCTTGTGAAGAAAGTCAAACATCATGTATTGAATTTCGTAAGTTGGGTCATAATGCGTATTCGTGTGATATTCAAGCTTGTTCTGGTGGGTTTCCTGAGTGGCATATTAAAGGTGATTGTTTATCTTTAATTGATGGATTTTGTTCGTTTTTTACATCTGATGGTGTTAATCATTATATTAGTTCTTGGGATTTGATAATAGCGCATCCACCATGCACATATTTATCTAAAGCTGGTAGCTGCCGTATGTTTCCTCATCCGCATGTATTAAATTTAGACCGTTATGAAAAAGCTATTGCAGCTCGTGATTTTTTTATGCGTATTTATAATGCTTGTTGCGAGCATATTTGTATCGAAAATCCTGTTCCTTTGAAAATTGTTGGCTTACCATGTCACTCTCAGGTAATTCAGCCTTTTATGTTTGGTGATCCTTATTCTAAAATGACTTATTTATGGACAAAGGGTTTACCTCGGCTTATTCCTACTGATGTTTTATCTAATTATGTTTCATATATTGCAGTTTGTGGTTCTTCTCAAAAAGTTCGTAGTAAATCGTTTCCTGGTATTTCTAAAGCGTTTGCTACTCAATATTCAGCTGCTATTTTATCCGGTGTTAATTATTCTTTACCAGTACAATTATCTTTGTTTGATTGGAGTTAAGTATGTTCATTTTAATTAAAAAGTTAATTGCGCATTTAGTGCGCTTGCCGTTGTTTATATGGCTTTTTGTCAAGGATGTGTTTAATTATATCGTCCTTAAACAATACAAGCAGTTTAACAGGTATGGTCTACATATATGGGTAGCTAAATTTGGTGGTGGTAAAACCTCAAGTATGGTTTATACCGCATATAAGCTTTGTAAGCGGTATTCGCAAGTTACTGTACTTACTAATATAAACTTAAAAAACTTTCCCACACACACGAAGATTTTACCACTTAAAACGGTTGATGATATTCTTTCCGCTCCGCCGAATACAATTGTGCTTATTGATGAGATTGGCACATTGTTTAACAGTCGTGATTTTACTAATCGCAATGCACTTCCGAAGGTGTTATTCCAGCATTTATGCCAGTGTCGCAAGCGCAGAATGGTTATATTCGGCACTGTACAACGGTGGAATTTTTTAGATAAACAGCTTCGTGACATTACTGCTACTGTTAAGGTTTGCAAGTCTAATTTTGCAGATCCTTTTACTCGTATTACGACCGTTACTAGTTATGATGCAGTTGAGTATGAGCAGGCTTTTAGTAATCCTATGCTAAAGATACAGCCTACAGACATCGAAGTACATTTACAGTTTAATAAGATACGTCAGTTATATGATACATCTCAGTTAGTTGAGAATATGCTAAAAATGGAATATGAAGATGATACTACCGTATTAGCTAATCAAGGTTGCGGGATTGGGCTTGGTGTTCCTATGGACCGTAAAGATAGAAAACGTGTTCAACGACATATAAAAAGTACTATTTAGGTGGGGGGCTAGGCGCTCCCCCTCGGGGGCGCCTTATACTTGATAATAGCCCCCTAATTACATCACTTTTAATTTTTTGGGGTTTAAAATTTATGATGTATAATACAAAAATCAAGATTTACTGTGACGGTACGACTAACACAGTTTATTGTAATAAATTCGTATTTGGTAGTAGGGAAGTGAAAGACACTGATACAAAATACGAGCATATTTCTGAACGTTATGCTTTTGATTCGGGGTATCTCATTCCTGATAAGCAAAACTTAGTTGATGATTATTATATACATAACGATTCTGTTAGATATGATTACGAAAAGCAACAACGTCATTTATCACAAGAACGTTCTTTAACTCGTACCGATAAAATAAAAGCTGCTCGGGATAAAGTGCATGATATTGTATACCAGAATGATTTCAAGTATTTTGTTACGTTTACATTTCGTGAGGATTCGTTTGTTGACAGAACTAGTCCTGTTGAGGTTATGAAGAAATTACGAAATTTTCTTTCTAATGCCGTTCAGCGTAAAGGGCTTAAGTATATCCTTGTTCCTGAATATCACAAAGACGGTGAAGGCATTCATGCTCACTTGCTTATAAATGATTGTCGGTTACATTTAGTCGATAGTGGTAGACGCATTTTTAACGGTTATGCGTATAAGATCGATACTCTTAGACGCAAGCATGTTTTTTTTGACGGTCTAAAAACTGTATATAATATATCTGATTGGTCGTTCGGATTTTCTACGGCAATATTGCTTGATAATGAGCGACTTCGAGTAGCGAATTATGTTACTAAGTACATAACGAAAGGTAATGACAAGATTTTTGGTCGTTACTATTGGTCTTCTCACAATCTTGTTAAATCTACAAATGTTATATTGACTAATACCGATTATAATAGTTTGATTCTCAAAGAATATAAGCCTGTGTTCGGGTGTTCGTTTAAATATGAACGTCAGTTGTTGTCTAATGCTGATTTTAAGAATGAATGGGATAAGTATCCTGATATTGATTATGGAGCTATAGAATGGGAAAAGCGTTAAATGATTATTATCAAAGCTACTATAAGCATCCTTTGAACGGTTATGATTCTCGTTATTTTGATTTACCACCTAAAGAGTGTCGTAATTGTATCTGTTACTATTGTTATAATAAGCTTTGTCCGCACTGTGTCGGTTATCGTTTTAGTTTAGCTGGTAGTAGGTGCGTCAAAGAAAAAAAAATACGTTCTAAAGATATGATACCGCATCGGTGCGACAAGTGTTATTTCTTATGGGACAAGAAAAAGCCTATATATGATTGTGATTTTTATGTTAATTTTCGCCGTAAGAGAGAGTTATATACATTAGTGCGTGTTCATAAGAAAAAATCTGAACTTGAAATATTAATTGATAAGATTAGTAAACTTGAAAAACTTGTTGAAGAATTGTATAATAGTAGTAGTAAAAAATAACATTGAATTTCGTAAAATTAATATTTGGTTTAAGCGAATGTTATAATTTTACTGTTAATAAAT